TCTGGAATTTCAGCTTCAGCGGCTTGTTCACGAACTGCGCGGGCAAGGTGATCTTCAGCGTCGACGAGAGAACGGAGAATTGCGCGCCGGAAGCGTGCGCGCCTGGCGTCGTGCCATAGAGGCCGCGCTGAATATTCGTCAGATTATAGCGGTTGACGCCGGTCAGCGTGGCCGATTCGAAAGCGAGCAGCTCCGATCCGATCAAGGCGAGATTGGCGACGCCGCCCTGCGCATTCTGCGCTGATGTCGTGGTCAGCGCGCGGCCGGATTCCGTCATGTCGACGGAGAGCGTGCTCGTCGTATCCCATCCCGACGCGTTCGCCAGCGACGCCGTCAGCACGCCCTGCGGCGTCGGCTGCGATACCGTTCCGACCTGCTGATAGGTCGTGCCGCCGTCGAGCGAAGCCCAAACGAACGCGCCGCCCCAGTTCGGATCGGCGACGCCGCCGGTTCCACCCGATGCGCCGAACCATATCTGCGCCGTGCCGTTTGTCAGCGACGCCGGCGGCTCGAAAATCAGCACGGAATCGACGGAAGCCGGCGGCGCGGCCGTATTGCCGCCCCCGCCGGTTCCGGCCGTCATGTTCGGACCGGGCGTCGAGACGCCGATCGTCAGATCTTCGGCGGTGATTTCGAGCAGCCCGTCGTCGCCTTCCTCGATCTCGACGATACGCACGAGCTTGTTCGCCAGGCCGAGATCGGCATCGCTGATCGTGACCACGTCCATCGGGTCGAGCAGGCAATAGGTCCAGGGCAGACGGAACTTGAAATGCGTGCGCACGTACAGGCCACGCTGCAGGATTATCTGCGCCACCGTCGCGGCGACGTTGAGATCGCAGATTTCGTGCATGGTGATGGTCTGCGCGACACGCACGCCGATCTGCTGAACGGCGGCGATGTCGCGCGCCTCGACTGGCGTCGCTTGATATTCCGGCAGGCCCTGCGGCGACGGCAGCGACACGCCGCCGGTCGAGCGGCCCGCCGACAAAGCCGTCATCAGAAGCGCCAGCTCCTCGTCTTCCTGCTGGACGACGAGCGCGCTCTCGACATTCACGCCGGCCCGGTTCAGCGCTTCGACGCGCACGACGGTCGCCAGCGTCATAGGATCGACGCGCGCGACTTTCACGGGGTCTTCGCCTTCGCTGTAGACGAAGGCATTGTCGTCGAGTGCGTAGACCGGCGACACAGGCGCGATCCAGGTGACGCCATTGCCGACGAGATTTTCGTCGCCATAGGGAATGAAGCGCAGCTCGGCGCCGGAGCGGACGGCTGCGACATTGCAGATCTGCAGCCAGCGCGTGAGGATCGATGCGGCCGTCTCGAAATTGTCGACGACGGGCGAAATGCAGATGCCGAGCGCCTTGCAATAGGTCTGCATGGAGGAATCGCCGCCGGCGCCGAGCAGCGACGCCGTCCCGATCGTCCCGGTATAACCGACGCCGTGATCGGCGTCGGTCAGGAAATCCTGCACGACGAGCGCGACATCGGCGTCCATGCCGTTGACGCCCGTTCCGTAGAGGATGCCGCAGATCTCGAAACTGAGCGTGCCGATGCTGGCGTCCTGACCGAGAACCCGGCTGGCGGCGCAGACATAGGCCGTCGAGGAATAGCCGAGCGCATAGGGACCGCCCGCCAGATAGCTCCATTGCGCCTGTCCACGCGTTCCCGTGAACAGGTTCAGCGAATTGTCGGCGGCAAGGCTGAGGCCTTGCGGGTTCGGCGAGGTGGACGAGAACAGCCCGATCTGGCCGCCCTTCCAGATTTGCCCGATCCCCGTTATCGGCCCTTCGCACAGGCCCATGACCAGGTCGGCCTCGTAGTAATAACCGACGATCGAGATCGTCGGCGTCGCCACCGGATATTTTCCGCCGCCGCCGCCGCCCTTGCCAGATTTCGGCTGCACAGAATAGATCGGGATCGCCTGAAAATTGTTGTAGTAGAGGACGTTCGCAGACGCCTTCGCCATGCCGTAGACGAGCGGAATCGGCAGCGTGTTGCAGGAGGTCGGCAATTGCAGGCCGGTATAGTGCGGCAGGATCGCCGCAGCCTGCGGCGCCGTCTCCCGGCGTTGCGCGAGGAAGCTCATAGCGACGCCCCAGGGCGCGCGAATTTGGCGGTCGGCAGCTTTTCGACCATGCGCGGCTGCTGCGCCACGGGCTCCTCGACGACTTTCCCATAGTCGATCACGGCGTGCACGATGGTCAGCGGATTGGCGCACGTGACGATCCCGCCGTGCGAATAGCAGCGTCCGAACTTGAACAGAATCACGTCGCCGGGCTCCGGCGTCTCGACTTCGGTCGCATGGCCGAACAGATGGCCCATGAAGATTTCGTCCGAACGATGCAGCATCCAGTCCGTCGTGTAGGGACGCGGATCGAACGGCGCGACGAGGCCGAGATCGGCGTAGACGCGCAACAGCAACATTGCGCAGTCGACGCCGACGCCTTTGATGTCGGCCGCGTGATGGTAAGGCGTGCCGACCCACGAACGGGCTTCAGCGACGATTGTCGAAGTATCGATCATTGCGCAAACTGCGGTGGCGGAACCCAGGGGAAGCCGCGGAAATGGATGTCGTTCGAGAAGACGGACCGACATGTGGCGATGGTATGGTCGCAGCCGGCATAGAGCGTGAAGGCGTCGCCGGCGTTCGGCGCCTGCGGCAGCGGAAATGACAGCGTCAGATTCGCGCCGACCGTGACGTTCTTTACTGTGCGCTGAAGGCCCGCATTCGGTCCCGACGTGAATTGGACATAGCCGCCGACGTGATTGAACGTCGCGGCGGTCGTCAGCAACGTGCGATCGGTTGATCCCGTGGCGACCGCCAGCGTCGTCGCATAGGCCGAGCGATCGACGCCGCAGCCTGCGTCATAGAGCGTGTGATTGCAGGTCGGCGACCAGGAATTGCGCGGCATCTGGTTGGCGAGCTGCACGAGATCGTCGGCGATCGTGACGGTCGCCTTGTTGCGCCCGCATTCGTCGATCGAGACGAAGCGGCCGTGAAACAATGTGACGCCGCCGACCAAAGTCCCGCCGATCCGATCGGCGAAGAAGACGCGGTCGCGCTGGAATCCGCAAAGTTCGAACGCGCCGTTGCCGAGCGCGATCATGAACGGCGCGCCGGCGACCGTCACATCCGGTCGTGCGGAGATCTCGATCTGCTGTTCGTCGACGTTGAGCCCGATCGTCGAATGGTACTTCAGGCCATTGATGATCGGACCGCCGCTCGAAAACACATGTCCGCCATAGGCGATGTCGACGTCGGCGGTCGTGTAGCGCAGCGTGATCCCGGCGGTGAGCGAGAACGTGAGGCACTCGGCGTCGAATACAACGGCGTCAGGCTGCGCCATCAGGGAGGCCAAGAAGCTCTTCAAGGCGGTCGAGCATGTTTTCATGAGGAGCGGACGCTCTTGAACTTGAAACTGCCGACGCTGTGCAGTTCCTTCATGAACTGCTCGACGTCGAGGATGTCGTCGTCGAGCCGGCAGAGGAAGCCGAACCAGAAGTCGGCCGTGATCACGACGCCGCTCGCCGGCGCGGTCGCGAGCGTGACCAGGTTCGGAGCGCCGAGCGACCAGGTTGCCGGATCGAGCGCGACGCCGTTCGCGTAGAGCGCTGCGACGTTCTGAACCCAGCCGACCGGCTCGCGAAATGTCTCGACATCGCGCGGCGCGACAAATATCGCGGTTGCGCCGTCGCCCGTTCCGATGACCTGACCGGCCGCGTAGCAGTCGACTGGATCGCTGTAGACGAACGAATTCAGGCGGCCCTGGCATTGATGAAAGAACGCCATCAGCGCCTGCAGGCTGTGCGCCTGCAGGCCGGGATGCGCGGCGTCCGAGGCGAGCCCCTCGAACTTCACTTCGAACTCGTAGCGCGGGTTGCGGTAGAGCGCGCGACGGACTTCGCGGCCGGACACGGATTCCGCGAGCTGCGTCCGCCATAACGGCCGCTTGTGTACGGACCAACCCTGACCGGGGAGAACGGGGAAAGCGAGCATCAGATTGGCGCCAATCCGCGCGCGCCGAGGCCTGCGCCATTGCGCGCCAGGCGCGACATCTGGCGTGCGACTTCGCGGCCATTGCCGGTCAGCGCGCGCACGACGCTGCGGCCGTCGAGCGCCTGAATGTTGAAATGCGCTGACGCGTTGACGTTCGGCGCGCCGCCGCCAGACGGTCCGCCGCGTTCGAGCATGCCGCGGAACGCCTCCGCCGGCCCCGCAGGCATGACGAGTTCGTTGCGATGGACCATGGCGAGCATGTCGCCCGGCAGCTTGTAGGCGCCGATGTCCATCGCCGCGATCCCGAGCGCCATACCCTCGGCGGCAGCACCGGCTGCAGCGCCGGCGGCGGGCGCAGCTGGGCCGATCAGCGGTGCGAGAAAGGCCGAGACGCCCGCGGCGGTTTCGCCCGCGCCGCCGGCGATCGACTTGACGACGCGCGCCACGGTCTGCGCGAGCGAGGAAGCGGCCTCGGCGACGCCGATCGCCCCGCGCTCGGCAGCGCCCGCCGCCGCCCCGGCAGTCATGGCCTGTTCGCCAGCCATATTGAGCGCGACGCGCGAAGCGATGCTCTTCGCCCAGTCCGCGATCATCTGAACGCCCATCTGCACGAATTGCTGGACGACGGAGCGGGCGACATTGCGGACGGCGTCGGCGAAGCTCTTCGTATGTTCGATCATGCCCATGATCGACGAAGAGATCGACGACGACATCGCGTCGACCATCTTGTGCCAGGCACCGACGACGCGTTCCGCTGTCTCGAAGGCAATCTTCTGCTGCTCTTGCGCGGAACGCTGGGTAAGCGCTTCGAGCTTCTTCTCGATCTGAGCCTTCTGGCTTTCCTTGAGGCCGCCGATTGCCTTTTCCTGCTCTAGCAGCGCGCGTTCTGCGGCGATCTCCGCCTCGACCGCGGCCTTAGTCTTCGCGATCTTCTCTTCCTGGCTAATCGCGAAAAGCTTCGCCTCTTCGGCATAGAGCGCGCGCTTGCGTTCTAGCCCGGCCTGTTCGGCCTGAATCTTCGTTTCGATCTCCGTCATCGCCGCGCGGACGGTGTCGGAATCGTCGGCTTTCTGTGCGCCTGATTTTACGCGCGGGTTGCCGACTCCGCGCGTCTGCTCCGGGCTGTCCGCCTTCGCGCCGCCCTCGGCGATCATCTTGCGGCGCGCCTCGGCCTGCGCATCGATCCGCGCCTTGATCTTGTCGAGTTCGGCGCCGTATGCGCCGGCCGCCGCGCGCATCTGCCGCCAGGCGTCTTCGGTGCGCGAAAACAGCTCCGGCGCGAACGCCTTGCTGACGTGGTCCTTGACTTCGGCGGCGTCGGACTTGAAGCGGCTGTAGGCCGCCGAGACGCCGTCGAAATTGAAGCTGAGCGCCGCCTTGGCGGCGTCGGCCAGGTCGGCGAAGGCCTTGATGATCTGGTCGATCGCCGCTTTGAATTCAGCCCAGAGATTGGCTGCAGCCGTCGCGGCCATCGCCGATAGGTCGGCGCCGAAGGCCTTGGCTAACTGGCCGAGGCCGTCGAGACTGAAGCCGAAACTGTTGAGATATTTGACGCCGTCGATCGCGAATTTCTCGACCCACGCGGTCGCATCCGAAATCGCGACCGAGAACGTCTTCGCCGCCGAGGCGAGGACGCCGGTCGACTGCGCCGCCTTTTCGTTTGCGCCGTTGAGGGCGTTGAACCATTCGACGAGATCGGTCACGTCGCGCGCCAGATCTCGGAACGTCGCAAGAAGGCCGTCGATCGCCGGTTTGAACTGGCCGAACGATTGCAACATCATGCCGTCGAAAGTTGCGCGCAGTTCGGCGATGACGTCGCCGAGCTGCTGGAATATCTGATGCGTCCCGTCGACCTGCTTCTGGAATTCCGGCCCGATCGCCGTGCCGGCGCGATGCGATGCGCCGATGAGCTGCTCGATATGGGCCACGCCCTGGTCGAGCTGCGGAATGAGCTTGCCGGCGACCTCGGCGCCGAACAATTGCACGCCTGCCTGCGCCTTGTTCGAGGAATCCTTCGCCGTCGAGAACGCCTCGGCCATGCGCACGGCGACTTCGCTGTGTGTCTTGCCGGCGACGTCGGCGGCGCTGAGCCCGATCGCGTGCAGCGCCTTGACGGTCGCCTCGTCGCCCTCGACCGCCTTGCGCTGCATTTCCGTGAATGAACGGCCGACCGATTCGAGACTCGCGCCGGCGCGATCCGAGATGGATTTCAGTTCGGCCGCAGTCATGACGGTCTGATCTGTCGCCCCGGCCGCCGCTTTCAGCCGCGACGCGAAGGCGTCCGCTGCAGCGCCGACGCCGACCAGGTAGGCGGTCGCCGCGATAGCCAGAGCGCCGACGCCGAGAGTCACGGTTTCGAGCGTGTTCTTGATTGCGTTGAGCGCGCCAGACGATTTTTCGCCGTCGCGCTTGATCGAATCGGCGGTGCCGGACATGGCTTTTCCAGCGCCCTGGATCGCCTTGGCGAAATTGTCGTTCGCCGCGCCGCCGGCGTTCTTGAATTCCGTCCCGACGCCACGAAGCTGCGCGCCGGTCTTCTCGAAGTCGGCGCGGATCGACCGCAGCGCGTTGTCGAGATCGCGCGTGTCGGCGCCGAAGGAGACGTGAACGTCTTGTGCCATCAGACTATGCGTCCGTCAGGAAAGAGCGATTTGAGGGCGGCGAGCGAAGGTTGCGATTCCGACGGCGGCGACGCGCTGGCGGACGGCGGCGGCTTGTAGCCGAGAAATCTGGCGATCAGCCAGGAGACCGGGGGACGGATGTCCCATTCCCGCTTCAGGGCGCGGAAACGGGGCATCGTCATCTGGTCGAGGACGACGTCCCAGGTCCACCCGGTCGCGGAAACGACGATGGCGATCAGCCCGTCCCAGTCTGCACGGGCTCCCCCGGCGGGCTGGCGTCGCCTCCGGCCTGACCCTGCGCCTGCTCGAAGCCGAGCGCCTCGCACAGGGGCTGGATGCACCGCGCAATATCGGTGCGCCCGAACGGCAGATCGTCGAACGTTTCGCGCGTCAGCTCCTTGTCGGAGAATTGCGCAGCGACGAAGACGGCGTCGACGATCCCGTCGAGCTGCTCGCGTGGCATGGACAGGAGGAGTTCGCCGAAGCCCTTCGTATTGTCGGGCGAGGTGAATTCCTGAATGACGCCGTAGAGCGCGGGTTCGATCTCGCGCGCGACGCGCCAGGGCAGATGCGGCAGATCGAACGATCTGCCGCCGATGACGAGCGTTGCGGCCCGGCCTGTAGAAATCTGGGCCATCAGAACTTGTCCGGGAAGTTGAGCTGGCCAACCGAGCCAGCGGCATTCGCCGCCATGGTCCAGTCGAATTCCGGAATCGCGAAGTCTGCGAGCTTCGTGCCATAGCTCCACTTCGTCGCGACGCAGGCGTTGAACTGGCCGGTGAACACGGCGCTATTGGTCGGATCGACGCTCGTGAAGTTGAGCCCGAAGTAAAGCGTCGGCCCGATCAGGCTCTGCGGAATCACGATGTTCTGTCCGCTGCCGGCCACCGTGTAATTGTAGGCGATGACCAGCGCCGCGCTGGCATCGGCGGCGGCGAACGTATAGACGCCGGCGGCGACCGTATATTGCCCGGCCGCCGGCGCGGCGGCGACGCGCTTCATCGGAAGTCCGGTCGCGGCATAGATGACGCCCTGGTCGGCCGTAAAGGTCGCCGAATTCGCCACGGTCACGGCATAGGAGACGGAGCCCGGAACCGCCTGCGCCTCGTAGGCCGTCGTCGTCATGCCCGCCGCCATGACAGCGCCGAACATGAGCGCGTTGATCACGGCGCCGGAGAAGCGCGCGATCTTCGCCTTGCCGGTCCACTTGCGCGTGCCGGCGCCGATCGCGAGCGGGTCGCGATACTGGCCATAGAGCGCCTTCGTCTCCTGCGCGACTTCGACGGAGCCCTCCTGGAGAAGGCCGATGTTGAGCGGCGTCGGGTTTGCCCCTGCAGGCGTCACGGTCATGACGCCGGAACCGAATTTGAACATGTCTCGTTCCTTTCCGTTCTTGAGGCTCTATGCCTCGAAGGCCTTGCGGAGCGCCGGCATCGCCGTCGTCAGCATGTGATTGATCGCTTCCTGGTTGCGCGACACCGGCGAATTCGCCACATACGCGTTGAACCAGTCCTCGATCTTCTGCAGCTCCGGCGCGACCACGGCGGCCGTCTCCGGCGCAGAAGCTGCGATCGTGCCGGATTGCGTGGTTGCGCCGTCGACGCCCTGTTCATTGTCCATCAGTGATCTCCTTTCACGGCATGACGATTTCGATCGGGATGATTGCGATCCCCTTGCCGGTCTGGTCGCCCGGCGCATTCGTGATCTGGCCCGATATTTTGACGCTGTGACACAGACCGCCGAGCGTCAGGCGTCCGGTCATGGGATCGTCGACCGCGCGCAGCGACATCACGACCGCGTCAGTCATGTCGTTGATGATGGAATCCGGCACGAGATTGACGTCTGCCGAGGCGTCGAAATAGCAGATTGCGACGACATGCAACGTCTGCTTGAGCATGCCGCCGACGTCGGTCTTGTTCTCGATGAATTCGTGCTGTTTCAGCAGAAACAGCGCGGGCTGTCCGGGCTTGGCGATCGTGTCCGGCTGCACGTTGCGCCGGCCGACCAGCGTGAATGCATAGGCCGCCTTCAGCCGCGCCAGCAACGCCAGCATGATTTGTTCGCGCGTCGCCATCACAGGTTCCATTTCCGCGCGGCGCCGCGCACCGTCTTGTCGACGACTTCGACGATATTGCTTCTTTGCGCTTCGAACGCAGGCATGATCGCCGGATAGGCCGGGATCGATGCGCCGGGGTGATTGACTGTCTGCGCGAAAACCTTGCCGGCGGGACCGGCGAAGGCCATCGCCTCCTTGACGGACGCCTCGATCACATGCGCCGGCGTCTCAGCCCCATATTCGAGTAGATGCGCCAACGGCGATGTCGAGCGGACGTAGCCCAGAACCGCCTGCTGTTTTGACGAAACGTCGCCGTAGATCGAAGCGACGTAGGCGCCGGGTTTCAGCCCGAGGAACCGGATATGCGCCTCGGCGCGGCGCTTCGCGTCGGCCGCGACGTCCTTTGCGAGCGGAGCGAGGGCCTTTTCGAGGGCTTGGCGCGCGTCCGGACCGATCTGCTCCATCCGCGCGGTCGTATCGGTGAAAGCGAGTGTGAAGCCCATCAGACGCCCGCCGCGACGAGTTCGATACAGCCGGCGATCCCGCGCTTGCGCGCGTCGACGCGCGTCACGTTCATTTTCTCGCCGGTTTCGAGCGAGACATTGTCGCTCTTCTGCACGGGCAGCGGATAACCGGCGTTCGCCAGCTCGTCGGCCATAACAAGGATCAGACGATCGCCCTGCGTGATGCCGCCGATCTGCGACGACGTGAACCCCTCCTGGATCGCTTCCGCCGGATCGAGGACGTAGTTGCGCACGCTCGCCGTGACCGTCGCGCTGGTCTCTGTCGCGGTCGGCGCGACGCCCGATATGCGCGTGAACGTCGCCTGCAGGCCGCCGCTGGCGCGATGGATCGCGCGGCGCGTCGCCTCCTGGATCGTCGGATCGACTGAGACGGTCATCCGACCATTCCCATGGCGCGGAACACGTAGGGATCGAGCGCTGCGGCGATGTCGGCGGGCAGGCCGCCCTTGACGCCGCCGGCGGTCGCCGCGCCGAAGGGCGCGAAGTCGAGCTGCGACACGCCGATGATCGTTTCGCGCGCCAGCGTCGGATCGCGCTGCGACATGCGCCAGGCGCGCGCGACCAGGTCGCCGCAGGCGCCGGAAAGCGCCGCGGGGAGATCTTGCAGCGCCGAATTCGCAGCGTCGGCGGGTAGGCGGTAGCCGGCCGTGAAATTGACGACGATCTTGCGGAAGGCCCAGACGACGCGCACGTCGTTCGACAGCCTGAAAAGGCGGAAGCCGTCGCGCTCGAAGTCGGTTCCCTCGACGAGATTGCCCGTCACGCCCTGCGCCGTGATCTGGTCGACGGTCGCGACAGGGCCGGGCGCTTCGATCACGATCGGATCCGGCTCGCGATAGGCGAGGCCGGGAAACAGCGGATCATAGGTCGAATAGGAGACATAGGGCGGACGCACGGTCTGCTGATATTGCGTCGCGCCGAAGATGCGCTGGCAATAGCCGCAGATGCGAGACGTCGCCTCGGCGATCAGCGCGTCGAGCTGCGCGGCGCTCGCGCCGGCCACAGCGACGCTCGAACGCGCGCGAACAGCGTCATGCGTGATCAGCGATGTCGAAGGGGCCGGCGTGAGAACTTTGAGCATGCGACGCGCGCCCCTTACTTCTTCGAGGCCTTGGCGGACGCTTGCTCGCCGGCCGCGTCGCCGGCCTGCTCGCCCGTCTGAGCTGCAGTCTGTTCGCCGGCGGCCTGCGCGCCGGTCTGAAGATCGGTTTGCTCGCCAGCAACTTCCGCCGCTGGCGCAACCGGCCAGGTCGCTGTCACGTCCGCCGCCTGGTCGCAGGGTGCGACATAGCCGGCCTCGAGACGCGCCTTCGCGATGTCGTCGGGCAGATCGATGATGTCGTCCGCCACGAAGTTGAATTCGTGTCCGCCCCACGGGACGAGATTGCGCACTTTCATGTGAAACTCCTTCTTTGCGGCCTCGCTCGATCGCTCGATATTTCCGCCGAGCGATCGAGGGAAGCCGCAAGCGCCAAGCGCCTGCGGCCTGTTCCGGAGCGCCGCGAAACTTACGTCGCGCTGTTGGCGTAGTAGGTGACCGGATGCGTGCCGGCGTCGAGCAAAGCGCCGTCGGCGCGCTGCCAGAGGATGAAGCCGACCTGACCATAGTCGGCATAGCGCTCGGCGAGGCGCATCAGGATCGCGCCGTTGACGCGGCGAATCTTGTAGTTCTTGAAGTCGCCGAACAGGATGGACTTCGCGTTCGCAGCCATCTGCGCCATGGACTGGTTGATCGCGTAGGGATAGCCGTTGATCGTGTCGGGTTCCTTGACGGCGAGGCCCGGCAGCCAGAGCGGCCGACCCATCGAGTCCTTGAGCTTCTTCAGCGCCTTCAGCGTCGAGTCGTGCATCATGTAGCGCGCATTGCGACGGTACGCAGGATCAACCGAATGTTCGAGGTCGAACAAATCGTCGACGATGATGCTCGTCGTCTGACCGGCGAGGCCGGTCTTGCCGAGCGTCGCGCCGGTCACGACGCCGGACGGCTGGTTCGAACCCGAACCCGCGCCGGTCGTGAAATAGTCGTTCATGGCGCGCGCATTGCGAATGCCGGCCTTGTCGCGAATCCACGCTTCGAGATCGAAGGCCGAATCCTGCAGGAGCTGCAGCGACACCTTGATGACCTTGGAATTGAACATCCAGGCCTGCAGGTTGACGGCTCCGAACGGCGTCGAGGCGTCGTCGGCCGCCTGGACGGCCTCGCCGAGAATGACGCCCTTGTTCGAGGTGTCGTTGTCGGTCGGCATCGGCAGGAGATTGCCGCTGTCGGTATCGATGATGTCGGCGACTTCGAGCATGCCGCCATAGGCGAGCTGCGCGTCGGTCAGAGTGCGATAGAAGCCCTGCGGCACGGTATAACCGCCGGTGTTGCCCGCGCCTTCCGCGAAGGCGTTCTGAATCTGCGTCAGACCGCGCTGCAGAAGCGCATGTTCGTCGCCCGACAGACGCGCCGCGCCGAAACGCATGAACGTCTGATAGGCGTTGGCATAGGACGCGTCCTGCTCGCGGACTTCGTCGGCCGAGCGGCCGGCGTCGCGGGCGCGGTTCTCGACGCGCGTGTTCATCTCGCGATCGGCGTCGGCGGCGCGCTCCAAACGGTCGATCCGCGCCTTCAGATCGTCGGCGGCGTTCATCAGCTCGTCGAACTTCGCATTGTCTTCCGCCGACGGATTGTCCTTGGCGATGATCGCGTTTGCGTCAGCGACGAGCTTGGCGCGCTGCGCCCGCAGTTCCTTTGCAGTCATTGGTCTCTCCTTCGTTCGGTGTGATGTCGGTGTCATGTTGTTGGCGTATCTCGGTGGCTGCCCGGTCGAGCAGCAGCACCAGGTGGGGCAGGCCGCGCACGTGGCAGACGGCTGCGGCGGCGTCGAGGGTGGCGGCCGTCAGGTGGACGCGCACCTCAGGCGGGTCAGAACGGCTGTTCATTGCGGACGTTGCCTGCCCATGGGTCAGCCGCTTGCGGACGCCCAGCAGGCTGACGAGCGGCCGGCTGGCGACCGGGTTGGGCGCCGGACGTGGTGCGCGTCACCACCGCGGTAGCGCGCAGCAACGACGGACCCACCTCATCCACCGCAACCTCGTAGCTGGTGCGCTTGTTGCCCTCCCGGTCGTCGTAGGAACGCTGCTGCAGTCGGCCTTGCACAATCACGCGGGTGCCCTTGGTCAACGACTCGGCGCAGTGTTCAGCGGCGTCACGCCAGATCGAACACGGCAGGAACAGGGTGTTGCCGTCCTCCCACTCATTCGACGCCTTGTTGAAGGTGCGCGGGGTGCTGGCCACGGTGAAGTTGGCCACGGCCGCGCCGGACGGGGTGAACCTGAGTTCAACGTCCGCGACCAGGTTGCCGATAATCGTGATGGTGGTTTCGTTAGCCATAGTGAGTGTCCCTTACTTGTTGTTGAGCGTGGCTTAGTTGGTGCTGGCCCAGCCAGCGAGGGTCAGCAGTTC